GACACTGGCAAAGAAATCCTTTACAAAGTTGGTACCGATGATGGTTTCGCCGGTTACTACGCCACGGTATTCACGGATAGGGTGGCCTTCTATGGTTGGAGTGGTACTCAAAATCATAACGTATGTTCTAAATAATTGAAAATTAAAAACTTATGCAGACTGCTTTTTTCTTGTGCAGTTTTTATTCAGGTTTTTCACGATTTCGGGCGTGAAGCCAGTTGCATAAAACTCCCCAGAGCCAAGGAGCAGCCAGTATGGGTTGATGTGGTAGTCACGTACCAGGAACTGAACCCAAGACGGACGAAAGCGACCGTAGTACTCGGCAGGCTTTTCTCGCAGGGACATGATGTTCCAGCGGTTGATACCATAACGGTCGGTTATTGTCTTCAGACCGCCAATGCAACCATCAGCCTTCAGGCGGTCAATGGCAGAGAAGAAGCGCACGACTATATCCACATCAGCGGACATCAGATTTTTATCTTCCATATTATTTTATCTTTTTGTAGGCACGACCGAAAACGCTTTCAAGCCTTGCCCGATGATTATTCAATCTTTGCGACCAGTCCTGCAACTGAGCCAGCGTTGGGCGAGAAGTCAGCAGCAGATCCACCTCGGAAGGGGTGAGAACTGGCAGGTATTCCTCGTAGGCGAGAAGATTATCAATATTTATAGGCATCGTCTATATTGCTATTGTTTCGAGCGTCACGTTTCTTTTGCTTTTTCAACTTGACTTCGATATTTAACCCTTTGAGAATATAAGCTATATCAGAATAACTATAAAAGGCGAATTGACTTGGTATCTCGTCACCATTGGAGATGGTCAGTCCTTCTTCCGAAGGTATAAAGAGAAATCCATCCTGCTTTCCAGTCGTTATGGTATTCTTGTTCAGTGAAGAGTCGATTTGATATTTTCGTCCTTTTTCCTGTCCCTCAAGCGACAGCATAAAATTCAACGCACCAACAAGTTTGTTCCATCCATCAAATTTTAGATAGAAGCTATCCGTAACTTTCGGAGTGATAGCACGAACTATCCTGCAATAATAAACGGTATCTTTTTTAGGCTCAAACACAGTATAGCTAACCGATGGTGATAGCTCGAAACTCCTTGAAAGAAGTGTTTGCGCATGCATACCAACGCACACAAGCGCAAGCACGAATGACATTATTAACTTTTTCATATTGCCTAATCGTTTAAATGATTAATATTTCTGTCGTAGAACTCATTCCAAGCCTTTTTCTTGATGAAGACGAAGAAGAGCAGCAGCCCTAGGGCGACCATCAGCAGATGCAGCGGCTGGCGCAAGACACCGAACCCGAAAGAACGCTGGAAGTCGATGCAGAACGAAATCAGCACTCCGTAGGTAGCGAACGCTCGATGTACCCAGCAGAAGCCATAGGCAAGGCTGACGATGATCCAGGCGATGAAGCCGAATATTGAGCAGTCGAATATCCACTCCGTGAGTTTTACACGAATGCCGAACGAGAGCAGAGTGCAGTGAACCAGCATTACAAACGCACCCACTGGAGGGATAATACCTATTATCAACCTGCTGGCTTTCCATAGCCAGCTTTTTCCGAGGGCGGCAAGAAGAATCTTCTCCTTCCGCTCTATGAAATCCTCCTCTTTCATCTTTGCTTAGAATATAGTTAATGATTTTTATCTCTGCCCGACAATGGCAAGCAGCGTTTTTACCTGACTTTGCAGGAACTCATTCTGTTCTCGCAGCAGTTTATTCTCAGCAGCCAAGGCAGCATCACTACCTATTGACTGGGAGACATTGGAACTGTTCGAACCATTGACGTTTGAACCGAAAACAGCCTCTTCCATCTCAGCAGGGAGTGGAGGGGCACACTTGTCTATTATTTCCTTTATCTTTTGAAAGAAATCTATCTTTATAGACTTGCGATTAAACTTCGCATTCAAGTTCTGCGGACTGGTTCCTAACTCCTCCGCAACAGCAGCGACGGACATTCCCGAGCGTTTTATATATTGTTTTAGTTCTTCTCCGTTCATATTAAAATAAAATTAAATAAAATTAAATTAATACTAAAATCACTATCAAATGTTTTGTAATCTAAAATATTTGTTTTATATTTGCAAACGATTTCAGAAACGAGTTTAAAAACTCATTTGCAAAGATAAAGAAAATAATTTAAAATACAAATAAAATGGGAGAAAATTTTAATTATGATTTTCGAACACCGTTGCAGAAGCAGCAGGACGAAAGAAAGAAGAACATCATAGCGATGTTTGCAGATTTCCGAGCAAAAGCACCTGCCGAGACCTCAGACAGCAGAATAATGCTCGCAGTATCACAGCGTGTTGGTTGCACCCAGCAGAACGTGCGTGTTATCCTCATCAAGGCTGGATTGATAACACCTAAGAAGAGACGTGCAGCCGTGCGCAAGTAATCAAGTGGAACCATTTAAACATTCAGAGCGTATGAAGAAGTTTATCGAGATTATCACAAGTGACGAAGTAATAAGCCTGGCAGTTGCCATCGTATTAGTAACTTTAATTTTTTGGAGGGCTTAATTATGACGAACGTAGAACCAAAGGTAGCGGATGCAGGCAGATACACCATGACAGAGACCTGCAAGGTGCTGGGCATCCATCGCAACACCCTGCGCAGATGGTTGCAGGCTGGTAAGATTAAGGTCAAGTTCCGCAGAATCGACAACCGCAAGGTCTTCGAGGGCAAAGAGATTAAAAAAGTCTGGAGGATTGCCCTATGAGCAAGTTATCAATCAATATGCGCAGGATGATCGTGAAGTACACAGACATCTGCTGGCTTATCACTAACTGGAAGGCGAACCGCAAGACCAGAAAGCAATGCGAACTGAACAACAAGTGCTATTTGGAGGCAGAGCGAAGAATCCAGTACAGAGAGTTTGAAGGCAACCTTTGCGTGGCACTGGATAACATTCCGCTCATACCACTGGACGGAACGGACAACGAGGTATTGAAGTCGTGCCGTGAGACCTTCCAAAGTTACATATTCAATAAGAGAGGAGGTAACGAATGAAGCCAAGAATTATCGAGGAATGCAGGACGAAAATGTACGATGCCATCTGGCTTGAGATAGACCGTGATCCACAGCGACCAGCGGTTGCAAGGGTAGACATCAAGACCAAGGCAGGCGACATTTCAGTCTGGTGCGACAGAACCGGAAACACAGCGGTAGTGGCGCATAAGAATAACAACAACGGAAGCGAGCGGCTGGAGGAAGCTATCGAGGGCTGCGTTAACTATCAGGACGTGATGGACGACTGGATGGAAGAGAACAGCCAATACGCAGACCAAGACCCGATGGACGCCTTCGAGGAAAGCAGGCTCGACAGCCTTATGGCTCAACTGGTTTGATTACGATGTTAAACAATTATTATATGGTTCCCTGCAGCGGCAGGGCAAAGGGCGCACGCAAAACTCATTTTTCAAGGTTATCTAAAATTAGTTGTTTTTACCATGCAATAATATGCGGAAACCGAGCGTGCGCCCTGCAACGGAAGGGCATCCACCAGCAGCAGGCAAGGGTGGGGTAGCAATCAACTGGGGTTCGAATCCCCAGCCTTCCACTAGAGTTAATTAAAAGATTATGTTGAACAATAAAAAGAACGAATTATGGAAAATGAAATTATCAATGTGAGCGGTGGCGAAATGCTGGAAGCTATCAACCGCTCGGAGATTGACGGACAGATTGCCACAGCGCATAAGTTCCCGAGAGACATCATGCAGTGCAAGCAGAATATGGTAGCATTGGCAGCCATGGACGATGATGTAGCCTACAACTGCTTCTACCACCTCGAACGACAAAGCAAGGACGGAAAGACAACAGTAATCGAGGGTCCGAGTGTCCGATTTACAGAAATCATTTCTGCCTGCTGGAAAAACCTGCGCATCGCTGGTCGCATCATCGCAAACGATGGCAAGACCATTACAGCGCAGGGTGTTTGCCACGACCTCGAGAGCAACGTTGCCTACTCCGTGGAAGTGAAGCGCAGCATTCTGACATCGAAGGGGTACACCTATTCGCAGGACATGCAAGTTGTGGTTGGCAATGCAGCCGTGGCGATCGCCCAGCGTAACGCAATCTGCAAGGTCGTGCCGCAGGTATTGATTGCAAGCGTGGTGAAGGAAGTGCAGGAAAAAGCACTCGAGCACATCAAGAAGGCTGGCGTGCCGAGCCAGTGGAAGAGCTGTGTAGCCTGCTTCCAAGTCTACCAGGTAACAGACCTTATGTTGCTTGACTACATCGGGAAGAAATCAGCTGAGGAAGTCACGGCAGAGGATATTCAGAAGCTTGCTGGTGTGTACAACGCCATCAAGGAAGGCACGACCACCGTAGAGGAGACTTTCAAGAAGCCAAAGCAGCAGGAAGCCATCGCGCAGCAGGCGCAGGCAGCAGCCGAGAGCGCACAGAAGAAGGCAGAGAAGGCAATGAGCCGCAGCCAAGGCAAGACTGGCACAGCAGCGAAGAAGTAGTTTAGTTTATAATGTTATAACGTTTGCCCGAACCGCCACGGCACAACCTATGGGGTGGGCTCCCATCACAACCTACCAAGGGAAGCCGTGGCAACTTTTAAACATTCAGTAAAAAATTATGGCAGAAAAAGAAAACAATCAGAAACACAAGAGCACCATCGACAAGTACTTCAGCAGAACCGCAGATGGTTACAAGGCATGGGCAGAAGAAGCCGAAGAAGAAAGATGCTATCTGCAGGCTGTAATAGAGCCGACTGGTGATGTAGACGAAGACGGAAACCAAGGATTCGATTTCCATATTGCTTACCACGGTAAAACCGCTTACCTCGCAGATGGAATTGCTCAAGCAATGAAAAGGGATAAATTCCTTCGCACGATCGTTATTACAGCAGCTAGAAAATTCTTTTTTGATAAATAAAACATTCAGACAATGAAACAGATAATCAAATATAAAAGCAGAGAGGAGTGGTTGCAGAACCGCTCGAAGGGAATAGGCGCATCAGAGGCAGGCACAGTACTGGGACTGAACCCATGGGAAACACCATACCAGTTATGGAGACGCAAGAAGGGCATCGACCCACCAAAGGTTGAGAACTTTGCGATGGTCGCAGGACATCTGCTTGAGGATGCCGTGGCGCAGTTCTTCAAGCGAGAGAGCCACTGCCACATCATTAAGGCGAGCACGGACGACTACACCATCACGAACACCGATACTCCGTATCTGAGAGTAAGTCCAGACCGCACCTTCTGGAGAACCGGGGCAACGCACAACGAAGCGAGCAAGAGCATCCTCGAGTGCAAGACTACGCAGATGCAGATAGATGCAGACGACCTCCCGAAGCATTGGTTCTGCCAGCTACAGATGAACCTCGGAGTGGGCGAATACAAGGATGGAGCACTTGCCTGGCTGACAGCAGGCAGGGAGTTCGGCTACCGTGACATCGACTTCGACCCCGAGTTCTTCGGATGGATGAGGGACGAGATAACCAAGTTCTGGCTTGACTACATCGTGGGCAACCAAGAGCCGCCAGCCTACAGCGCACAAGACGTTCTCCTAAAGTCTCCTCTACATGTAGCTGGCAAGGAAGTGACTGCAACGAAGGAGATACTTGAACAGATTGCTAGGCTCAAGGAACTCAAGGTTCAGAACAAGAAACTGGAGACCGAGCAGGATGAGATTGAGGATAACTTGAAGCTGTTCTTCGGGGACGCAGAGAGCATCGTGGACGGAAACGGAAAGATGCTGGCAACATGGAAAGCACCGAAGGCAAGCGAGAAGTTCGATGCCAAGGCTTTTCAGGCAGACCATCCTAAAGCGTGCGCCAAGTACATCAAGCAGGTGCAGGGAGCACGAAGATTGCTCATTAAGTAAAGGCAGGGCTTATGGCTAACGTTCCTATATCAAAAACCGACCTAAGGAATATAATTCTCCAGTTAGGAAATTATATTTCCCTAGGTGGGGAAGTGACAGCACCGACCGACACAAGCCAGCGGAACAAAATCCGTATGGCTACCGTGATCAAACGGAAGCTGGAAAAGAAATTATCATTATCAGAATAAAGCATCATGAACGATTCATTCATCTTATACACATCATACTACGCTCTTATCGAGGGGCTGACCGATGAACAACTCGGGCAACTGACGAGAGCGATATTTCTCTACGCAAGGGATGGGGAGACTATCAGTCTAGAACCAGTCGTGCGTATGGCTTTCGGTTTTATCGTTGACGATATGAAACGGAATAAAGCCAAGTACGAAGAGAAGGTAGAACGATGGCGAGCCAATGGCAAAAAGGGTGGCAGACCAAGAAAAAACCAAGAGGATAAACAAAAACCAATTGGTTTAGATAAAAACCAAGAGGTTTCAGAAATAACCAAACAAAACCAAGAGGTTTTTTCAAAAACCTTATATGATAATGATAATGTATATGTAAATGATAATGTTTATGATAATGTAGATGTTAATGATGTTTCTAAAGAAACAGATATAGAACCTTCTAAAGAAGGTATTGAGAGTGCATCGGTCAAGACCGAAGCACCCGTTGGCGGCAAGGGTTCGAAATCTCAAAAGATAGACTATGCTGCCGTCAAGGAATACTGGAACCGCAAGCATGATGAGACGAAGAGTGCGATGCCGCCTATTACGCTCATGACCGAGAACCGCAAGGTGATGGTTAAGGCAAGGGTTCGTCAATGCAAGGGAGACGTGAAAACTCTGTACCGGGTAATTGACATTGCGATGGCATCTGACTTCATGAACGGCAACAATAAGCACGGCTGGCTCGGCAAGTTCGACTGGATATTCGGCAATGAGCAGAACTTCGCAAAGGTGCTGGAAGGCAACTTTAACAACGAGCCAGCCACAAGCCAGCAGCCGCAATCGGCAGCAGTCAAGGCGCAGGATCCTTCGGCAACGGCAAGACCGAGCATCGGGGAACTCTACGAGCAAGCCAAGCACCAGCAGCCAGCGAGCCAGCAGAGCCAAGATAGCAAGTTCCGGTGGGTAATCCAGCAGAACCTCGAAGACTTGAAAAAGAATCCGAACAACAAGCCTGCAAAGGATTCGCTGACAAGATACTACGAACGTGGAGTTCTTCAACGGCTGGGCATCGACTGGAAGCCCGAAAAATAACGAATGAGGGCAAAAACAGCCGCTCTGGGACGTTTTCACGCTTCGGGCGGTAAATTATAAGCAAACAGATTTTAAACGCTTAAAACAAAAGAACTATGGCAAAAGAAGTAATTGTAATTAATGAACCGAACGAAATAGCCAAGGATTTCGAGGAAGGTACATTGCTGAATGTTAACGGTAGATCATTGAAAGTAGTGTCGGATGATGATGTACCTGCACAGCAGAATATTTGCGATATATGTGCTCTTGACACTAAAGGGTTGACAGAATTTTGCCCTTGTGCAAGATGTAGCGATATTCACTTTAAAGAGATTAAAGACCATGAATGAGTTATTTTTCCACGAATGCAGAGCCGCAGGGCTCGTATTCAAGACTTCGAACGATTGGTGCAAATGGCTGACCGAAAACAGCTACGACATCAAGAAGCCGGTCGCAGAGCATGAAGGCTTCAAATACAACATCAAGGATGTTTGCATCAATCCGCACGTAATCGAGTATGCCGTAGAGGGTTCAGACAACTGGGGATGGAAGGTAATGACCGCCAATACACAGTTCGGCTGGATATGGGGCTACAGCATTCAAAAAGGGAAGCATTGGTACGACAGCCCGGCAGGCTACCCGAGTAGATATGACGCTCTCAGCATCTTCTACGGTAATGAGAAAGAAGCTGTTCAAGACGCTTTGACCTACATCATCAGATACCTCGAGGGCAATGCTGGAACCAAGAACACCAACCTCCTTCTCTGGGCGGCTAAGAAGAAGCGGGCAGACATCATTCATCCACAGCAGGAACTTTTTAAATAAAAAAAATATGAAAAAGATAGAAATCATCACGGACGAACACCGACATCACGTATACGTTGGCAACACCGATTTCTGGCTCAATACTCAGGAACTGTTGGAACTTTATTTTAAACTCGGACACGTTAAGTTATAAACAATAAAAACATTCAGACAATGGAACAGAAAGATATTGATATTTATGAGATACTCAAAGATGAAGAGTATGGTACGGAGTTGTACACGCCAATATGTGGGAAGGTGTGGTACAGTGGAATGGCAAACGACAAGGACAGTGCGAAATCAATCTGGACTGAGGACGAAGATGGAAGAGAACATTTTTTCGACAAGAACGGAAAAGTCTCTAAAGAAGGAGAAGTCCTGCTTTTCCCATCAAAGGAAATGAGAGACTGGAGCAAGTTCTTCAAGAAGGGAGACGTGCTTGTTCATAGAGATGGCGACATACATGTTATCTTTGAAGGGTTTAAAGATAATCGCTACACAAGATTTAAAAGCAAGCATTATCTGTGGAAAGAATGTTTCGAAGATTATAGCAAAGAACAATCCGGAATGGTAACTTTTACGTTTAGGAAAGTTAGCGATGATGAAGCCAAGACCTACATCAACACTATCGAGAAATTTTTGGGCGGCAAGTTGAACCGCGAAACTCTGGAGATTGAGAAACCTCAGCCTGAGTTCAAGGAGGGAAATGTTTTGTTTGTGAAATGCCAGGGCGATAATTTTATTGAAATCTTTAAATACTCTAAAAAGAATGGTGACTTATTTGACCACGCTTCACTAGTCCCTAGAACGCAGGAATTAGATACCTCTGGTAAATATAAAATATGCAAAGAAAGTATCGTAGAAATTCGCCTTGCCACAGAAGAAGAGAAAGAACAGCTCTTCTCAGCTCTAGAAAAGAAAGGCAAACGCTGGGATATTGAGAAGAAACAGATTGTGGACTTGAAGCCAGCGTTTGAAATCGGCAAACTCTACGTTTTTAAAGAGGAAGACGAGGACGGAGAGTTGACAATCATCGGTAAACTCATCGACAAGAACGAAAGCGAAGATACGCTGACATTCGGCAACCAGTACGAAATCGAGAACGAGAAGTTCGTGACCGACCAAACCTTCGACCTGCGTATCAGCGTTAACAAGGAACTGCGAGAAGCAACAGATGACGAATATTGCACGTTCCGAGAGGCTTATTACCTATGGGAGAAGAGCAAGGAAAAGAAGAGCGAGGAGCAGTCAGCCTTCAAGACCTTCGACAAGGTGCTGGTGAGTAATGGAGATGAATACAATTGGCAGCCAGCCTTCTTTGTTAGTGACCGTGGAGAGGGAGCAATTTATAGATATAATGTCTTGCCCATCCAAAGCGGAAAAGTAGCGGACTTCGCCTTCTGCATCCCATTCGAGGGCAATGAGCACCTCACCTTCACGTCAGACCCATTCTAGTGGACGTATGGCGAGTGAATTATGCAAGGCTTGCGATGCCGGGCGAAACTGCTTAAATGGCATATACTGCCCGGCACGCAAGCAATATGTAGAACATCAGGTAATACTTGAATGCAATGAGCGATTTCGCAACAAGGGAGAAGAACAGAACGTACTACCAGGAGCACCGGGAACAGATCCTCAGAGCCACGAAAGAGTGGCGAAAGAGAAACCGGGAAAAATACCGGGCGTATCAAAAGGAGTACTGGAGTAAGCACTATAGAAACTACGGTACTAAGAACCGGGTAGCTGACAGAGCGATGCGTGAGAGGAAGAAGCCGGACGTAGAGAAGGCTCTTTCCATGTTCAAGAATCCGCAGCAGGCAGCGCATCTGGCATGGCTGCTAGAAAACAAAAAGAATAATCGGTCGTGAGTTCAATAATAGAGTTTTTAACCAGCGAGGACAGAAGGAGATAGGCTCTTCAGTAAAAATCTTATAACATTTCTTGAAAAAATATAGAGCCGGAAACGCATCTCCCGAAGTCTGACAACAAACAAAGAAAGCGAGGTGGTACATGAAGAAGTAAGAAAAAGAAATCGTTAGAAATTATGCTTTTATTCATTCGGCTGGCGGTGGAAGAAGGAAGAACCCTGCAACATATACATTTTGTTATTCATTTATTTTGCAAGCGCAGGCACAACTTCCGGAATCCCTGCCAGCTTTCTCTATCGCAACCGAAAAGAAGGGAAAGAAAGGGGTAGGGGAAAGATAGGGATAATAACGCATGTGCGCACGTATATGCGCACGTAAAGGGTGTTGCGTAAAACTACACCAGCAAAACAAAATAAACGCTTATGCGTGAAATTTGAACAAAATAAGTACTTTAAAGAAAAAATGGAAAAAGGAACAGTTATAATCGGAATCGACCCCGACAACCTGGAAAGCGGAGTTGGAGCAGTCTTTGACGACAAGAAGTTTCTCGCTTATAAGATGAACTTCCCAGCTTTGATAGATTACCTCAAGGCTATGAACGAGAGTTGCAAAAAGATTAAGGTCGTTATTGAAGGCGGCTGGCTCAACAAAAGCAACTGGCATGTGCTTAATCGGTTCATGACAGCAGTCAAGGCAGCAGCAATCGGACGCTCTACCGGAATGAACCATCAGACCGGAATCTTGATTGTTGAGTGCTGTAAACATTACAATATCCCCTGCGAAATCGTCAAGCCACTAAAGAAGTGCTGGAAGGGTAAAGACGGAAAAATCACGCAAGACGAACTTGCTTATTTTGTAAGCGCAGGAGAAAAGATGCCGAGAATGAACCAAGACCAGAGAGACGCACTTCTCCTCGCATGGGTATGCGCAGGATACAAGGTCAGAGTGAAGCCGAAGAAACCGCAGACAACCCTGCAAAAGACCATCAGAGCCCTTTGATGGATAAGATAAAAACGAAGTGTTGGAAAAAGTTAAAAGTGTGCAAAGAACAAACAACTAAAGCAAAAAAGTAGTATCTTTGCGCCAGTGTTTATCAGATAAGCACGTATTTCGAACTTAAAACAAGAAGAAAATGAAAACAGAAGAAATCGCACTATCGAGGGTCAGCGAGAATGAGGCGAACCCTAGAGAGATAAGTCAAGCGAACTTTCAGAAGCTTGTGCAGAGCATCATTGTGTTCCCAAGAATGTTGACCCTGCGCCCGATTGTTGTTGATGAGACCTTCCACGCATTGGGTGGCAACATGAGACTGAAAGCCTTGCAGCACATTGTCACGATGGACGAAGCAAGCATTCAAGTAAAGCTGGATGCAGAGCAGCGTCTGTCCGATGAGGAGCAAGCCGTATTGATGGAGTATTGGCAGGGATGGCAGCAGCAGCCAACAGTTACCGTGGTGAGCGCATCAGACTTGACAGAAGCACAAAAGCAGGAGTTTATGATTAAAGACAACCTATCCTTCGGTAACTGGGACTTCAACGACCTTGCGAACCGATGGGACAGCGCACAGCTTCAGAACTGGGGTATGCCAGTCTGGAACCCAGCACCAGTGGAAGCAAGCAGCACCAGCAAGTGCAAGAAGAAAGGCAAGGACGACCAAGAGGGCGACCCATTCGCAGGGGAACTACCTCCTGAAATCGAAGGGCAAGACTTAACTCCTGACGACTTGCCTACGATAATGGGCGATGGCGTTTTGCCACGTGAGAACGTAATCATTCACTACAAGCCAGCCGATGAGCCATTCCTTGCCAAGCTGCTTGGAGTTGATCATATCGACCGCATCGTCTGGAACTTTGATGAACTGAAACCAAGACAAGAAGGAAAGGAGGAAGACAATGGAGAAGAATAAAATCGAGAACATCAACCTGCACGACCTGGTGGAGAACCAAGACAACCCACGCAGCATTGAGCCACAGCAGATGCAGAAACTCGTTGAGAGTATTCTGACGTTTCCAAAGATGTTGCAGATGAGACCAATCGTCTGTAATGAGAACCGAGTTATCCTCGGAGGAAACATGCGCTTCCGTGCCCTGCTCAACATCGAGCAGATGGAAGACGAAGCTATCAAGAACGCAATAGAGACCGTTGCCGTGAAACTGACCGATGGAGAGAAGCAGCAGCTTTGCAGCCACTGGGAGAAGTGGAAGGCAGAACCGCAAGTAGAGGTTGTTATTGCTGACAGCCTATCCGAGGAAGAGACGGACGAGTTCATCATCAAGGATAACGTCTATTTTGGCAGCTGGGATGAAGAGAAGCTAAAGGGAGCATTTGATGTGGACGATATGCAGCGATGGGGATTGAACCCCTGGGAAATCCAGCAGGAAGCCACGACCTACGAACCAGCAGAGGACGAAGAACAGCGCATCATCATCGTATACCGCAGCGAGGACGCACAAGCCGTGGCAGATATGCTTGGACTTGACGCAATCGAGAAGCGCAACTTTGATGTGGACGAACTCAAAGAAAAAACCGAATAGTCGGAAATTTAGCGTTTAAGTCGGAGAAACGTTTGAAATGGATAAACTATCCGCTCTGAACAATTCAATCCGGCAGAGGCGAAATTTAACAAAAATAACTCGAATATGAGAAAGACTTGTGTTTTTATCATTGGAACCAACGCCAGCGGAAAGAGCACCGTTGCCCGAAAGCTGATAGAAAGCTTTGGTGGCATTGAGAGCTACAAGGACGGAATAAGCAGCACCAAGGATGGAGTTGCATTTGCAGGGCGATACGATGTTAAGTACGGAGGTGTTGACAATCTGAACGGTACGACCATACTTCGTGACATCGTGAAGAAGGCACTGGAGAGCACAGACTGCATCATTTGCGAAGGGATGAGACTTAAATGCTGGGGTCCGAACTTGACGCACGCAATGTTCAATGCGGACAGACAGATTGTAATCTTCTTATACGCACCACTCGAAGAAATCCAAAAAAGGCTCGCAGAACGGTCGAACGGAACGTTGAGCAAGGATATTATCCGGGGACAGCGAGAATCGGCACACTCGGCAAAGAAATGGCAAACTGCGGGTTGTGACGTTGTAGCGATAGACACCACGAAGCAGACAGCAGACCAAATCGCAGACTTTATCATCAACAAAATAAATTCATGAGGATATGGCAGAACATTATGGCAACACGCCAAGAATAACATACGAGTTTCCCGACTGCTCAATGCCAATGGCTTTTGATACTTACAATAATTGCAGCTTTGGCTGTATGTATTGCTTTGCTCAGAACCAGCGAGGTATTGGCAGCAAGAAGAAGGAATACCTGCACAAGGAGGTTAAGGACGTGAGCGTTGAACGCATCAAACGAATGTTTATTGACCCAGACAAGCACGGTGGAGACTTTGCGCCATACATCAAGGCTCGCAAGGTTATGCAGTGGGGAAGCATGAGCGACCAGTTCGACAACTTCGAACGTAAGTACGGAACGACACTGGAACTTTTGCGCTTCTTCAAGGATATAGATTATCCGCTTTGCTTCTCGACCAAGGGAGCATGGTTCACCAAGGATGAGCGATACATGGACTTGATCAGAGGGCAGAAGAACTGGAACTTCAAGTTCTCAATCATCACCAGCGATGCAGAGAAGGCTAGAGTAATAGAGCGAGGGGTGGAAAGCCCACAAGCAAGACTTGAAGCCATCGAGCGCATCGCCAATGCAGGGGCAGGAGGGGCAACGCTGAGACTGAGACCCTTCATCATCGGAGTGAGCACACCAACGTACCTCGACCTTATCAAGGAAGCATTCAACAGAGGGGCTACAGCTTTGAGCACCGAATTCTTCTGTCTCGAAACAAGAAGCCCGACATTGAGGGAATTGTTGCCTACCATCAGCAAGATGGCAGGTTTCGACATTCTCGCATTCTACAAGAAGTACAGCGTACAGTCCGGCTATCTGAGACTGAACCGCAAGGTCAAAGAACCGTTCTTCAGGAACATGAAGGAATTGTGCGACCAGCTGGGGATGCGCTTTTATGTATCGGACGCACACTTCAAGGAACTTTGCCACAACGGAAGTTGCTGCGGATTGCCGCCAACGTGGAACTACAGCAGGGGGCAGATGTGCGAAGCACTGAACATTTGCAAGCGCAAGGGATACGTGAGGTGGAGCGACATCAAACTGGATGCAGAGAACCTTTTGAGGGCGAGACTGGAGAAGGCGATGAACCTTGGAACAAGAGAGAAGTACTCGAAGTATTACACGATGAGCGCAGCCGACTACATGAAGTGGTGCTGGAACAATCCGCAGGCAGCGCACTCGCCATACAAGATGTTCGAAGGGGCAATGTTGCCAGCTGACGAACGAGACAGCGAGGGTAACATCGTATACAAGTACAACGGAGCGAAATTTTAAATCAAGAATCGTATGCCACAAGGTAATAACAACAAACATCGAGCGCAGAAAATCGACATCGAGAACCGCCTGCAGATTATCGCACCCCTATACCGCAAGGGATGGACGGAGCGAGAAATCACGGCAGAGGTTCGCAAGCGGCTCGACAGACCGAAATACAATCAAGCGCACTGCGACATTCAGCGGTTATTGAAGGAGTGGAGGGAAGAGAGACTGACCGACACGGACGAAAAGATAACAAGCGAGGTGGCAAGGTTGAAACTGGTGATACGTGAAGCCTGGGACGCATGGGAGAAATCCAAAGCGGACTATAACAGCAAGACACAGACACAAGTCGGACTGCCTAACAAGGATCCAGACACTGGGTTGGTAACGATGGATACCGTCAAGGCGATAATGTTCGATACTGAGAAGCGAGGACTAGGAGACCCAAGGTATCTTGACATCATCCTAAAGGCTGAGACGCAGATTTGCAAGCTGCTCGGACTTGATAAGGTCGTGCTCGACCTGAACGCAGGCTTCCAAGGCGGCATCGAGGTACGATACATCAACTCGGGACACCAGTGTGCATCAAGCGAGCAGGAAGTAATCGAGCGTGAAGGATTGGATAAAGAATAATTTTTTACCATAATTTTGTTTTAAGTTTTATTGTTTGAAAGTATGGCACTATTTGACGTTATTGGTGAACTGTATGACCCGAATGCGGACGTGAAGCCAAGGTTTCTCGTAAACCAAGGAGGCACGTCCTCGGGGAAGACATACACCATCATGCAGCGTCTTATAGTGCTTTCTTTTGAACACCCCATGGCAATTATCACGGTGTGCGGTCAAGACCTCCCGAACTTGAAAGTGGGAGCCATGAGAGACCTCGACACCATCCTGCACACAAGGGCAGAGTTGCTGGACTGGTTCAAGAACAACAAGAGCGACAGCAGCTATCGAGGAAAGAACGGCTCAATCATCGAGTTCAAGAGTTACCAGGATGCGCAGGACGCTAAGAACGGTAAGCGAGACTATCTGTTTGTTAACGAGGCGAACGGTGTGTCCTACGAAGTTTTCTGGCAACTTGCCATCCGAACCCGAAAGCAGGTGTTCATCGACTACAATCCAAGCGCACGCTTCTGGGTGCACAACAACATCATCGGCAGGGATGACTGCCGACTGATCCTGAGCGACCACCGAAACAACCGATTCCTGACTGAGCAGGAGCACAAGAAAATTGAAGAGATTGACGACCCCGAACTGTGGCGAGTTTATGCAAGAGGATTGACCGGAAAGATAACCGGACTTATCTTCACTAACTGGGGCATCGTTGACAAGCTGCCACCAAGGGAGGAGTGGAAGATGGAATGCAGGGGTATGGACTTCGGATTCACCAACGACCCAACTGCGCTGGAGCACGTTATATTGGCGCACGGAGAGTTATGGGTGGACGAAGAAATCTACCAGCCTGGAATGACGAACGATGACATCGCAGACCGATGCAAGGAACAAGGACGGACGAAACGAGACCTTATCATTGCGGATTCGGCAGAGCCTAAGAGCATTCAGGAGATACACAACCGAGGGCTGTGGATAATAGGCAGCACCAAGGGAGCGGACAGTATCAACAACGGTATCGACATCTTGAAGCGTTTCCGCATCAACATAACAAGACGCAGCCACGGCATCATCGGGAACATGCAGCAATACAAGTGGAAGAAGTCAAGGGATGGAGAGACCACGAACCAGCCTATAGACGCATTTAACCACGGCATAGACGCAATACGATACGTAGCCCTTAAGAAGTTATCCGTAGCAAGCCATGGAACGGCTAGGGCGCACGTATTGAGACAAAGATAACGACAAAATTATAAAGCGTATGGATAATAACACTACATTCAAGTACTGGCTGGCAGTTGCTAGGCACACCAGCTATAAAATCGGCAAGCAGCCACGACCAGCTTTCGTTGGAGGAAAGCAAGTGCCCGACAATCTCAACCAGCTATCCATCGGGCAGCTGATAGACCTTTCCCAGCTATCAGACAGCGAGGAAAGTCTGTATCAGATAGTGACAACCGTCCTCGGTCTGAGCCACAAGGAAGTGGAGCAGGCTAGGGCGGTTGATGTCGTTATGCTCATCGGCTGGGTAACAGCAGAGGTCGAGCGCATCAACAAGCTTTTCGAGAGCACAGACACAGCGAAGCCAACACGACTGGAGAAGGAGGCAGGCATCGACACCCTGCGGTTCGGTCTGTTCGGCATGCTCGACTGGTATGCGGTAAGGATGGGCATCAGCGACCACGACCAAGTTCTGAAAACACCATGGCTTCGCATCTACAAGTGCATGGAAATGGACAACAAGAGAAGCGTGTACGAGCGGAACCTGCAGAAGTTGCAGGCAGAGGAAATGAAACGTAAATCTAGATAATTATGGCAACAATCAGAGAAACATTGAAGCAGCTGGCAGCAGACACGCTACCAGACTACACCTACCTATTCGAGGACTGGGACACAGCGGACACCAAGCTGGAGAAACTGAACTATCCGGCAATCGTCTGCATCATCCCAGCCAGCGGCACGACAGAGATACGCAACGGCAGGGTATACGACACCGTAAACGTTGCCCTGGCTTATCTCGACACCGTACCGAGGGCAGCGGATGGAAAAGACAACGGAGAGTGCATCGACCGAATGAAGGTGGCAGGGGCAAGGATGATACGAGCCATCAACCAGTCGCACCAGTTCGAACCACTGGAAGGGCAGCAGTACTACGAGACCATCATCGAGCGGCTGAGCACGATCGTGTCGGGCGTAATGTACTCCCTTCAGCTGACACAGAGCATAGGAGGGTGTGAGGTATGAGCAAGGGAGGTATTCAATTCGACCCTAAGGCGGCATCGATGATAATGAGGGAGGAAGTGGAGAGAGCACGGCAGCTTATCATCAACCACATACGTATCAACGGACAGAACGCATCGGGGCGCACCATAGCGAGCCTAAAGGTGGAGCAGCCCAGCGAGGACGAAACCATCCTCTGGGGACACAAGCCATTCGGGGTTCTCGAGACCGGACGAAGGGCAGGAAAGATACCATACGGCTTTGCTGGCATCATCAGGCAGTGGATGAAGGACAAGGGACTGCACGGCAGACCTATCCCCTACAAGACCGACCGGGCGCACAAGTATACACCACAAGAGCGTGGCGACATGAGCATGGCAGGAGCCATCGCCCACACCATCGCCAACAAGGGTTCTAAACTGCACCGGACGGGCGGCAGGGCTGACGTATACAGCAACGTTGAGCCCGACACGATGAAGCGGCTGGGGCAGCGACTTATTTCATTAATCCATCTTTCGGTGGGAAGTATAAAACTAAACAATGAGACGGTATGAGACAGACAGAGAAAAACAATATCACGATTCATTACCCGGACGCTGTAGGCTTCGCATTCTTGCCTTGCATCATCAAGGCGAGCGGCTCGGGTGTTGCGAGCATCGAGGCAACCATCAGCAGGGAGACCAAGACGTACACGTACAGCGTGGAAGCGTTTGCAGATAATTGCATCATGGACTACCGGGAATATGTGCAGGCACTCTTCGATGGCATCAGCTTCGGAAACATCGACTACAGCAGGGAGAGCCAAAAGAGCAACCTCGGGGCGGTGTTCGATATTTCCGTGAAGGTCAAGAACAGCGAGGGGAGCGACCTTGCAACATTCAGCTACACGACCTTCTACGTTTGGGGAGCGATGAGGGCAGGAGAGACGTGGAACGCAAACAAGAAGCTGACATGGTTCACGCATTTCCCATTCTCCTTTGGTTTTTATCTCAATGCGGATTCCCAGATACTTGTCGGCTACGAGGGAGCACCAAACAAGTTAGTTAAGCCGGGCATCGCTGGCATCGTGGACATCAATGCCAGTGTTCTACCAAGCGCTGCGAGGTACTGGAACATCTACGACTACGATGGAAAGATAGAGCAGGGAACGTTCACGGACGTTTTCGACCTTACCTTTGCGATGGCGAGCGGTGGCAAGCAGTCTCTCCTTGCAAGGATAGAAAGAAACGACACGGAGAAGGGCATTTATCTTCGGTGGGTTGACCGACACGGCTTTTACCGTTACTGGCTCTTCACGCAAGGCGATGAGAGCAGGGCGATAAGCAGCGACACCAGCTTCATTCGCAACAACCTAGGAGGGTATGACGATACGATATTCGGCTACCTCGGAGCGAACGGCAGAAGGCAGGGCTACGGCAGAGAGGACACCATACCTCTTTGCGCACCATTGGTAGACAGCGAGACGTTCGATTTCCTGCAAGACCTAGCCAGCAGCCCGGTCGTGGATATGTACCTCGGTGGCGACAAGTGGAAGAGTGTGACAATCAAGGCAGGAACCTACACCAAGACAACAGCAGAGTTGCAGGATTTCGTCTGCAACCTAGTTATTAACAATACACAGATTCAGCAGCTATGACAGACCAGCAACTATACATAGACGGTGTTCTTATGGATATGAGCGAGGATTCGGCAATCACGCTCGACATCAAGAGCAATCTTTTCCGTGACATCACGAAAATGACCGCCAACACAACATACACCATCAACCTGCCCAAGACAGCGCACAATATGGCTGTGCTGGAGTTTGCAGGGAAACCGAGCACCAGCAGCAAATACCCCTATATCTTCCACACAGCACGATATTTCCGAAACGGACTGGAGATTATCCACAGCGGAAGGGCAAGCGTTCTGAGCGTTAAGGAAACCATCGAAATTTCGATTTATTGGGGATTGTTCCAGGCATTGGCAACGCTGCAATCGTCCGACTTGAAGCTGAACGAGTTGAATTGCACAAAGCATCTGCGGTTCGCCAAAAGCAACAGCTACGACACCTACGAGAAGGCAATAGCGGATGGAGTATTCTATGGAAGATACGAAACGGCAGTGGCTAAGACATCAAGCGATGAATGGATGGGATTCGACCAAAACGTGGGAGGGAACAGCGACACGACATACTCACTCGTTGAAGGTAAGATAAGAACTGGAACAGAAATCGGAAAGTATGTATCGGGCGAAGTTCTGACCGATGAGACATACCAGTGTGCAATCATACCTTTCGAGGTTGGAATGAGAGCCACCATCAGCAAGGTTTTAGGCAAGGGACAATTCCGGACATGGGCAATACTCGACACCAACAAGAACGTTATTAGCCTTGCCGATGATGCCGGGAAGACAGAAAAAGAGACCCGTCCGCTGTTGTTTGCTCCTGATCCTATTCTCGGAAGTTTCGTGAGTGCAGGAGCGTGCATCGCCAATCTCGAAACGAGCGTTGCCATGGAGACAATATCCATCAGGGTTCGGGCAGAGAAGGCTGGCTCTGTCGAATACGGAGCACTCGATACGAAGACCGGAGAGACAACACCATGGGGAACGTATGAGGTTGCAGCCGGAGAAACAGAAATTAATGTGGTAAAGAGCAAGCCTTCCGGTCTCCTCGTATACATTAAGCCTTCGGTAGATAAGATGATAGGTAAGTCGATGAGCACGTCTGTGGCGGCTTATTATCTCTCGGACGGTAAGTTATCCCAAGTGCAGGCGAGCGGAGAGTACAACGTTAAATATACGAGCGAGAGCATGCCAATTGATGTAGACCTGCAAGCACCAGCAACAGCGGTATGGCTTATCATCAACGCCATTAAAGCATACAGCACTGGCACGACTATTCTTGTTAAGAGTAAAAGCGAGACGGAGAGCAATGCGAGAGCGAGCACCCGTACGTTTGATGGAAGCGGCTCTTTTGGTGGAGGTGGCTCTTTTGGTAGTTCCTGGAGCAATGGAACAATCCAGCCAAGCGTTACGGCAAGGTATATCCTAGACCTTATCACGGCACAGACTGGTGTGGCATTCGACTGGAGCAATCAAGCGAAAGAAATCATAAAGGGGCTTGCTGTACCGCTGATTACAAGGAAGGCAGATGCGCAGACGGTTGTAGGCAGCTTGGAGGGCACTTTTTTCCATACAGAGAGCCTAGGTATTCTCGACTTCCAACCAACGAGCCTATCGGAGGTATTCGATGGGCTGGAGATTGGGCACATATACAGCCAGCTGAATGTTAAGATTGCCTGCAAGATGATTTTTGACGTTCAGATGAACTGGTCGTGGGACGCATCGAAGGTTACACCTAGTGGGCACAAATCATGGAGTTTTGGAGAGGGGAGCACTGAGTGGCAGGCATTCTACTCATATCCACCAAATTATATCGAAATGAAGGTTAAGCACAAGAACGATGACGGAACTTGGACGGAAACTCCATATATTGCAGGGTTGCAGCAGGATGAGACTTCTGGAAAATATGTGACCGATTATGAATCGGATAAGGTAAACGGCAGATTCATACACCTTGTAGCAGGACGAGGGGAGATAGATTTGGAAGAGGGCGACATCGTAACCTTCGAAATGAAGCACCCGAAAAATCAGGCATTAATTGGATTGAAGTGTTACAACGGACGGTTGTCTGCCAGCATCAAGCAGAGCGATGATGTACCTTACGGAGGTAATTTCCCTATCGGCAAGAACCTGCCCGACATCAAGGTAACGGATTTTTTGAAGTGTATCTGCATTCTGACATCAACGTTTCCAAGCCAGCGGTTTATTGGTGGAACACTTACGTTTGCCGACATCGTGAACCTTTGGGAAGACAAGGCGCAAGCGGTGGACTGGACGAAGAAACTCATCCCGAGCGAAGCCAGCAACCATCCAAGGCAGACCGATTTCAGTGTTGAGGACTACTGCCAGCACAATATCTACAAGTGGAAGGAAGACGACACCGTATACCAGCAGCACGATGCGGATATGACTATAGACAACAAGACGCTGGAGTATACGCAAGACGTCTGTACGCTACCATTTGCAGCCACGGACGGAAACCGCATACCGATATACGAGTGGGAAAGCAAGCAATCCACGTTTGGCAACACAACGTACACCAGACAAGTCGCCACCAAATACAAGGCATGCAAAGACCGAATAGTGAACCTGACGAAGAACGATGCCGGCTATGCGGAATTGGCTTTCAACATCGACCTTCAGGACATCTTCGACAGCAAGCTGGAAAAGTTGAGAAAGACGGTGGCGAACCCACACAACATTGTGGAGCGGGTCAACCTTTCCGATTTGGAGATACTGAACTTTGACGAAACGAAGCCAGTGTACCTTGCCCAGTACGGAGCGTATTTTGCGGTTTTGGAAATCAAGACAACAAGCAGCGGATATTGCGAGGTTACAATGATAGAGTTGAACAACTAAAAAGAACGAACTATGGTAAGTGAAGACAAACAGCAGATTCTTGACATCAAGGTCAAGTACGAGGATGCAATCTATGGCATCATCAGATACAAGGAAAAGATAGACCAGTTGAAGGCAAGTATCAAGGACTTGCAGCAGCAGGAGAAAGACAAGACCATCACAACCAACGAAATGAAGGTTCAGACGGAAGCCATCAACGCAACCATCAAGGAGTATCAGTACAACGTGCGTGCCCTGCAGAAGGAGATCCAGAACAACGTGCGCACAGAGAACGAGCAGGAGGGCAGCTTGAAACAGCTGCGTGCCCAGCTTTCCAATGCCACCAAGAAGTATGACGAAATGGCGAAGGCAGAGCGTGAGGGAGCAAAGGGGCAGGCACTGCAGAAACACATCAATGAGATTACCAACGAACTAAAACTGGCAGAGGAGCAGACCCAGCGATACTACCGGAATGTGGGTAATTACTACAACTCAATGCTCGACCTTGCAGCCGACCTCCAGCATGTTGTACCGATGGGTGGCGGTGGAGGTGTTGGCGAAGGCATCAGCGGCTTTGCAAACACCGTGGTTAACCTCGGACAGACCGTTAAGGGCATCATCCCTAACATCAAGGCTTTTGGCTCAACCCTTCTTGGATTGGCAACGAACCCGGTGTTCCTTGGACTGGCAGGAGTTGCAGGAGCAGGAATGGCATTCAAGTGGTGGTTTGACTACAACAAGGGATTGATGGAAGCCACACGACTGACAAAGGAATTCACTGGCTACACCGGGGAAGCATTGGAGACGATGAGGAACAGCATCGCAGCTACAGCGGACACGATGGGAAAGGATTTCAAGGACGTCCTCGGCACGGCTGACAACATTATGGCTAATTTCCATCTATCGGGCGAGCAGGCGATGGACGTAATCAACAAGGGCTTTGCGAGCGGTGCAGACCTATCGGGCGATATGTTGCAGAAGATACAGCAGTATGCGCCTACCTTCCACGATGCAGGAATATCGGCAGACCAGATGGTGGCTATCATCCAGCAGACACGTAGCGGTATCTTCAGCGACAAGGGTCTCGACATCATCGATATGGCGAGCAAGAAAATTCGTGAGATGAGCAGCGGCACGGCTTCCAGCCTTGATGCTATCGGTATTTCAAGCAAGCAAGTGCAGGAAGACCTAGCCAAAGGAACGAAAAGTACCTTCGATGTTATCCAAGAGGTCAGCACGAAGATGAAGAACTTTGGAGCGGACAGCCAGCAGGTTGGAGATATACTGAAAAACGTCTTCGGAAAGCAGGGAGCGCAAGCAGGTATTCAGCTTATCGAACAGCTCGACACGATGAGCACCAGCCTTGATGAAGTGAAGAAGCAGACTGGAGCGTGGGGAGATGTACAGCTGGAGAACATCAAATTACAAAAGGAACTGAACACCTATATGAGTTCTATGTTCGATTTCAGTCAAAAGGGCTTTGCATCAATCATCACCGCAGGAAAGCAATTCGGAACGAAGGTGCTCATTCAGATAATGAAGGGTTTGTTCAACACCATCAACTACTTCATCGACTGGTACAATGACAGTCTTCTTCTTCGAGGGGTAATTAATGCACTCGGCACAAGTTTTCGCTTGATGTGGAACGCAATCAAACTTGTATGCAATCTAGCAATAGACGCATTCAAGAGGATGGGTTTTGCAGCCAAGGGCATGCTTGATATTCTCGAAGGTATCGTTACATTCGACCTATCCAAGGCACAGAAGGGATTCAAGGAGATATTCGACATTTCCGGCACTATCAAGGAAGCATGGCACGACATCAAGAACGCTGGCATAGAGATAGGCAATTCCTTCGCTGACGGATTCGAGAACACCGTCAATGGAAGACTGAACCATCTGAAACTTGCGAACCTAGACGGTGGAGCGACCAGCAGCGAGCCAACGAACGGAAACAAGGGAACGACACCAGCAGCCAAGGGAAGCACTGCCAAGACAAAGGCACAGATAGCCAAGGAGAAAGCGGAAGCCAAGGCAGAGGCAGAGCGCAGGAAGAAGCAGGAGAAAGAATTGCAGGCACAGATTGCACTTATACAGTTTCAGTACAACGAGCAAGTAATGGACGCAAAGAAGCGATACCTCGCAGACATGTACAGCAACGACCGAGACTACAGCAACGACCTCGAACAGCTGGAGAAGAACATGGTGGCTAGGAGTATTGACGCATATGTGGCGGCAGGGCAAATCGGAGCTGAAAAGGCGCAGGAAATGCAGGCAAAGCTTCTCGACATCATGATAAAGGCGAAAGCGGACATCAAGAACCAAGCGAAGGAGATTGTGGACGAACTCAACAAGGAGTTCGAGAACGCAGAAAAGGCACGCAATGATGCAAATATATTGGGTGGTGGCACTAGCGATGAGGAGAACGACAACGCTGCCAAGTTGGAGCGGTATAGGGCTTTCCTGGAGCAGAAACTTGCAATGACCCAAGAGAACACGGAAGCGCAGAAGCAGCTCCAGCAGCAACTCCACGACACAGAGGTACAGCTGGCAGACGATTCGAACAAGAAGCAGCAACAGAAAATCGGTGAACGCCAGCAGATGATGGCTAACATGATTTCTACGCTGGGCGATGGACTGTCTAGTTTCTTCAATGAGCAAGACAAATCCTTCCACAACTTCTTGAAATCCATGCTCACATCTTTGCTTGATGCGATCGAGATGGCAATCACGGCTTATTACGCACAGATGTTGGCACATGAGCTGGCAGAAAAGTCGTGGTTTGGCGTTGCCAGTGCAGCAGGCATGATGGCATTAACCAAGGCAGCCTTTGCCGGAGCGAAAGCAGCCGTCAAGGGATTTTCCACTGGTGGCTACGTCCAAGGCTCTGGAACCGGAACGAGCGACAGCATCCCGGCAAGGCTTAGTAATGGCGAGAGCGTAATGACCGCCAAGGCGACTTCAATGTTCAGCCCTATATTATCCGCATTCAACCAGCTAGGAGGTGGCGTGCCTATCGTAGCGAACAACGGAGGCAGCAACATCGGTATGGATATGCTGGCGGCAGCTGTAGCAAGAGGGTATCAGATGGCTCCACAGCCAGTAGTGAGCGTGGAGGAGATAAACCGAACCCAGCGGAGAGTGCAGACGATAGAAAATATCGGCAGGTTCTAAGGTTGCAGTTATTTCATCAAGATTTGCGTTCTGAGCGGTTTTCGCTTGAAGGTGGTAAAGTTACACACCCAAGGCAATAAAAGCCGCTTAGAGCGCAAAATTTTGGCTTGTTTAGAAAAATTAACTGCTTACGAGATAAACATACCAAAAATAATCGTATCTTTGCAGCGTTTTAAAACTTAAAAAATCACGATTCAATGGCAAAACTCAGAATATACAACGATATCGACAGCCAAGACAACAAGTTCTGGTATCAATGGTGGGGAGGTGATTGCGTGTGTTTTCAAGACATAGATGCTTTTGCAGCAAGCATACCGAAAGACGATGATACAATCGATATGCGCATCTTCTGCAATGGCGGCTCTGTTGTCGAAGGTTGGGCGATATACGACCGACTGCGGCAGAGCGGCAAGAAGATTTCCTGCACCGTTGAGGGCAAGGCAGCATCCATGGCAACAATCATCATGCTCGCAGCACCAAAGGAGAGCCGCAAGGCATACGAGAACGCTGCCTTCCTGCTGCACAACCCTTGGGTTCCCGGCTGGGGGTTGGGCGACCAGCTGAACGCAAAGGACTTGAAGAACCTGGGCGAGGAAATGCAGATGTGGCAGGATAAGATGGTGGACGCATACGTAGAGCGGTGCGAGTGTGATAGGGAAGAGATACAAGCCTTGATGGATAAGGACATCTTCATCAACACCAGCGAGGCTTTGCGCCTAGGTCTTATCAGCAGCACCATTGTACCACTCAGCGCAAGCGCATCAAAACGCAACATAGAAAATTTTATTAATTCAAAACAACAAAATCCAAAAGCAATGGAGAAAAAGACAGAAGTAAAGGCTTCTCTCCTCAACAAGATTCTCGCCAAGTTGGGCGTGAAGACACTGGAGGAAGCAGAGCAGGCGGTGGCAGAGCCACAAGCCAAGGCAGAGCCAAAGGCGATGGAACTCAACACAGCAGACGGACAGACATTGACCGTTGAGCGTGAAGAGGGAGATCCACAAGTAGGCGACAAGGCAAGTCCGGATGGAACGTTTGAAATGCCCGATGGTAAGACAATTGTTGTCGAGGACGGTGTAATTACCGACATTCAGACCGCAGACAACACCGACAACGACACCGACAATGAGGGCGGTGAAGGCGGTGAAGGCGGCAGCGCATCAAGCACCGACAACGAAACCGTAGCCAAGTTGAAACAGCAGGTAGCAGCACTCAAACAGCAGTTGAACGATACGAAGGCACAGCTGGCAGGCGCACAGAAACTCGCAAAGAGCAAGGAAGACATGCGCATCCTGAATGCCGTGAAGATGGCAGGCGGTGCTGAGAAGGTGTTGGCAGGCTACAGCAGCCACTACCAGCCAGCGCAGCGACAGCCAAGCGGCAAGGGCGCAGGCGACAACGTGAACGCTGTCGAGGAAGGCAAGAACGCCATCAAGGAGAGACTTGCCAAGCTCCACAGAAAGGGCAAGAAGTAACAAAGCATTAACCCATTAAATCAGAAGAAAATAATGGCAGGATTTACAAAACAGCAACTCGAGAACCTTAAACTCGAGCCAGAAAACCTCGCAAGCATCAAGGATGCCGTGCAGGAAACCTTCTACAACGATGAAGACTTCTCTTCATTCGTGAACATTCAGAAGGTCAAAGAGAAAGACCCTATCGCTCTTATCGGAGAGATGGAAATGGTCGGTAAGAAGGGTGGCGGTTGCGACCCTACCTATGAAGAGAAGGGTATCGCCAACTCTCAGAAGCGTTGGGAACTCGGACAGTGGGAGATTCCTATCAAGATTTGCTACGAAGCATTGAAGGGTTCAATTGCAGAATACAGCCTTAAGACTGGTACAGCTATTGGCGACCTTACCAGCACCGACTTCATGACCATCTACACCGATGCACTCCAGCGAGCCATGCAGCAGATGATTTGGCGTTTCGGATGGTTTGGCGACAAGGCGGCAGCATTGGCAGGTGCAGGTGGCGGCAAGCTGACAGCAGGGTCGGACGTTAGCATGTTCAACGTTTGTGACGGTCTGTTCAAGCGTATCTTTACAGCTACAGCAGCAAAGAACCATACCACCATCGCAGCCAACAGCGAGGCTACGACAGCAGCGCAGGTTTCAGCATTACGCAAGAAGGGTGCAGCTACAGCAGTCGTAGACGCAATCTTGATGGACGTAGACACACGTATCATTGACGATAGCGATGCAGTGTTGCTTATGACACGCTCGCTTGCTGACGCATTGACCTACGACATCAAGCAGACCTACCACGATATTATGCCGTGGGAGAAGGTGTTCGATGGCTTCGATGTAGCGACCTACAACGGAGTGAAGATTGCTCGTGTCGGCATCTGGGATAGAATGATTAACGCATACGAGAAGGGCGAGACGACAGTCAACCTTCCACACCGTGCGGTATTCTGTAACCCTAAACACCTTATGGTGGGCACTGATGCCGATGCACTCATTAGCGACCTCGACATCTGGTTCGACCAGAAGGAGCGCAGAAACTATCTCTATGCTACTGGTAAGATTGGAACGGCTCTCCTCGAAGAGGACATGATCCATGCAGCTTACTAATCGCTCCAAATTTTCAGTTTAGTATTAAGTTATTTTGACAATCCTCAACACCCACAAAACGGTGTTGGGGATATAACAATTAAAAACGAATTAATATGGCAACAACTTGCGAGAGCCTTATCGCTCAGGACATCATCATCCCTTGCGAAGACCAAGTAACAAAGGGACTGGAGGGCGATGGACTTATCATCAACCGAGACGACATCGACTTCACCAAGTCCGTTGTAGCGGGCAATATAATTAAAACATTAGTTTTGAAGACTGGCAAGAAAGCATACGCTATCCGGCAGGAAGGCAGCAAGCCATTCACCGGAACGAAGACCGAGCTGACCGTTGGCACGTATCGCAACAGCTGGAAGAACACCGTAGCAGTCGTTGTATTGGCAAACACACCTGACGTTTGCGCAAATATCATTGACGGACTGGCGAACGGAAAGTTCGTTATCATCCTTCGCAACCTCTCTAAGGGAACGGACGGAAAGGCAGAGTATCAGGTATTCGGATATGCGCAGGCACTGAAGGCAAGCGCAGGCGAGAACGACAAGTACTCAGACGATACCGAGGGCGGCTGGCTTATCACGCTGGAAGAGGAGAGCGTACCAAAGGCAGCTTACTTCTTCTTTGACACCGACAGCGAGACAACAGCAGCCAAGTATCAGAGCCTTCTGACGGAAGCAGCAGCGTAGCCTATGACATACAAGGAAGCAACAGCCAAGGTCGAGGAGTTGAAGGCACGTTTCGACAGTCCCTTTGATGCAACTGACAAGGCAGTTATAGAAACTCTATATTTCGAGGTAACACGCAAGCGGTTTGTACCGACAACCTGCCAGCAGTGTTACCACGATGCTTTGATTGAAATTTATCTAAAACTCAAAAAAGAAAAGGCAATGCCAAAAACATGTAATTACGCACTCAAGGCAGGTTTTATCATTTCCTGCCCGGATTTCTACCATGGTAAGATTTTCACGAATGAGAACCTGACCGACAAGGTAGCGCATGAATATCTGACGAAGTACCCACACATGGAAAGCTACTTTCAGAAGATACCCAGCGATGAACTCATCGAGAACAAGCAGCCGCCAGCAGGCAGCGACAGCGGTGCAGATGATACCACCGGGAAAGATCCTGCCGAAAAAGCAGCAGGCAGCGACAAGAAGAAAGACCTCGACCAAGCCGAAAAAGCAGGCAAGGAAGAAGAGTAAAACAACAAGTAAAACGACACAAGCAATATGAACGTTAAGACAGTTAAGAAGCCAAAGCGAAGATTTGATATTGGCTACGTCAGCCGATTCAAGATGCAGGCATACGGATATGATAATCTTTATCCGCAGAACCTCGCACGCATCACGGAAGCCAGCGGTACGGCAATGCTGTGCCTTAACCGATATGCCCGATTTATTGAGGGCTACGGCTTCGATAGCGACATTCTAGCATCGTTGGCGATGAACCCGCAGGGGGACACGGCAGACGATTTGCTCCGGAACGTAGCGCAAGACCTCGCACGCTTTGGAGGCTTTGCCCTTCATGTAAACTACAACGTTCTAGGGCAGGTGTCGAGCGTGAGCCACGTACCCTTTGAAAATTGCCGCCTTGAAGAGACGGACGACAAGGGGAGCGTGGCGCACGTCTTGCTGCATCCCGACTGGGAGCAGAAAAAAACGAGGAACGGAAAGCGGTTGATGGTGAACGACAAGACTATTGAACGCATCAACATTTTCAATCCCGACCCCGACATCGTTCTTGAACAGATTGAGAACGCAGGAGGCATCGACAGCTACAAGGGGCAGATTCTGTGGCAGAGCCTAGACGGACAGTTTATTTATCCGACAGCCAGCTACGATTCAGCCATCACTGAGATTTCGACCGATGAGGGATTGGGCAACGTCAAGATGAGAAACGTCCGCAACAACTTCCTCGTATCGTGTATGCTTGTAACCAAAAAGGGCGTTCCAAAGTTCGATGAGAATGGCGAAGAGGTGGAGAGCGGACAGATGATTTCCGATGAAGACCTTTTGCAGTTCCAAGGGGACGAGAACACAGCGAAGATTCTAGCTGTAGAGGTGGAGAACGAGGAAGACGAACCGAAGGTTGTCGCCTTCCCGACAAAAAACTTCGACAAGGAGTTTTCCGTGACCGACAGCAGCGTTATTGAACGCATCTACGCACAGTTCCATCAAGAACTCTTCTACTCCATCCGTATTGGCAAGCTGGGATTCAGCGGACAAGTGATGCAGGATGCTTACGAATACTATGCAGGCGAAGTGACAACCGAGCAGCGTTTCATCGAGCGAGCCTTCAAGAAGATTTTCGAGAATTGGCACGACCCAGCCATTCAGAACCTAGACCCCAAGCTACAGCCGCTAAAGTATATCAGCAGCGAGGTGGCAGGGAACAACACGATAGACTAATTGATTGAGCCTATGGGAGAACAAAGAAAACAACTTATCACGGTTGATCAGTTCCGAGAACTGGCACGACCGACCAGCACACACCTAGATGAGGATGAAGTGAACGCATACATTCGGGAATGCGAAGATGCGAACATCATACCAGCCATCGGGTGGGAGCGGTTCAAGGCAGCGACCGAGCAGGGAGAGTGGGGCGATTCCGTATTGACCGATTTCCAGCCTGCAACTTTCCTGGACGGTGGCGAATACACCACCAAGAAGAAGGGCGATTGCAGCCAAGACGAAACCAAGGTGCAGAAGTACACCAGCGGAATACGCAAAGCACTCGCTTATTTCACGTATGCGAGACTTTTTCGTGCCGATGGCACAATTATAAGCCGAGCAGGTGGAATGCGCCACAGAGACGATTATTCAGACCATGTTCAAGATTTGTCGAACAAGAAGCAATACAACGACATCATGGACATGGCAGAAAGATATTTATCAGATGCACTTGAATATCTCAAGGCATTCACCTCGAAAGGAGAAGTGAAGGCACAGCGAGGAACAAGGGCACACATTCACGCAATAGGCAAATAAAAGCACATAAGACATGAACGAGGATATTCAAAAAATGCTCCGTATGGCAGAGCTGATACGAGATGCAACGCAGGTTGGAGAAAACACAGCGGTGCGTGTCGGCACGGAAATTTACGACATCGTTGTCGAGTTAAGCAGGATGCTTGCCATGATGGACGATAAACTGGAGAACGATGCAGTCGTTAGGATTATCAAGAGTGAACTCGCCAAGATAACAATAACGGAAGCGCAAATTGCGGATGGGGCGATAACGGCAGCGAAGCTTGCCGATGGCTCTGTAAAGAACAGACACCTAGCATCCAATTGTGTGACCTCAGATAAACTACAACCGGGAGCGGTCAAACACGACCATCTGACCGAGGACTGTATATCAACTGGAAACATCAGAGACGGCAGCGTGACAGCAAAAAAACTCGGCACGGACATCTACAAGGATATTTCAAACAGAGTGACCGACATCGTGACGAAGGACTTCCCTCCAGCAATCACGGAGGAACAGATAACAGATATTACTAGTAAATAACAATTTAAAACAATAGATTATGCGATTTTTAGACGCAATAGGCTTAGCCTATTTCT